ATAGCCTGCCCCAATTCTATCGGGGCAGGCTATTCCTGTCTACTCACCAGATTTTGTAGGTCATGTTTACCTGGTAGGTCTGGTTTGCGGAGAGGATGTCTCCTGCGTAAATTCCTCCAGTCTTAGCGACATATAGATATTTGTATGTTCTGTCATTTCCAATAATGGGAGACATAACACCATCGTAGGGGCGAGCCCATCCGGGGATACTCATTAGTCGACCATCATATCCCACATTATTTGTTCCAATTTTGAATGTTCCTTGAATATAAACCCAATCCCTATCGCGCTCGCACGTGAGATAGTTATAGTCCTTCGCCACGGTCCCATCAGACAGTGTATGCAGGGCCATCGCCGGGGGGTTAAACCAACTCGAACCACCCTTGAGCCACACTTCAAATAGTTCCTTGATGTGCGTGTACCCACTGGCAGTCATGTGCACGTTGTCGGGCCCCTGGTCCCAGGACTTGGCCTGTTCATCGCCCCAATGAACCCAGCCGCGCGAGCCCTCGCAGACGACGGCGCCGTAGGGCTTGCCAGCGTTGACGACCTCGAATGTCCGGGAAACACATGAGCGGGCCATCTGAACATACTCGTTCAGCGAGGACTCGTTAAAGATAACCGGAAGCACTCGAATATCCGCGTTAGGGAAGTACTGTCTAGCCAACCGGAAGAAAGTTGACGCCTTATCGCTCACAGAATTCTGTGCCCGAATATCATTCAGCAAGTCGATCACAAACAGATACTTAGTTCTGCGTCGCTTGTCCTCAGACATTCCCTGCTTAGCATTATCCAACTGAGTCAGAAAGTTGTTGTCAGACGTTGAGGTAAAACCTCCCCCGCCAATTGCGTACACGTTAGGGTTAAGCCCTAACTCACGACAAAGAGACTCGGTCCAACGACTTGCTTCAATCGTCGCATTGGACGAACCAATGACAACGCCTTCAGTGAGTTTAGGGTCTTCGAGGAAGACGTCATTAGCTTCGGTCTTCGTGTAATATGCGGGGAATCTGTTGTCGAAGTCCCTGCGCTGTTGATCCAATTTACCCTGAATCTCTGTCTGAAACTGAGTGTTCTGGGCCTTTAGCGCGTCCCCCCACGCCTTGGTCGTAAGCGTAACCCGCTTACCGGCAGGCGACTTAAGTGGTGCTTCAATGTAGTTGCCGTCAACTTCACGGAATTCGGCGTCAATAAGGCGGCGCTTGAAGTCTTCGATTAGCGACTCAAGTGCGGTCTTCTTAGTATCCAGTTCCTTATTCCAACCTGAATGTGTTTTCTCAACTTCAGTAATGAAATTGGTGACCGTCTCATTCAGTTTGGCGATAATCTTGTCCTGTTCCTCGCCAAAGGAATTCGTGAACGTAATGACGTCAATGACGCTAGAGCGAATTCGCTCAAGCACGTCAATATATGTCAGCCCATCACGATAAGTAAACGGTGTAATGTTGTTCACCGACCGTGACTGAACACGCCAAAGCGCCTGGTCAATAGAGCCGACAATGTCGTCACCAGTAGCCATAATATCCTCCAAACCCTAGTCCGAAAGTGTATCCATTAATTAGTCCTCCAGGGGTGTGGGGCATGTCCGTGTCCCACAACCCCATGAAAAGATCACTCAGTTCTGCGATCACTAAATCGTCAACGTTAAGTAGTGTTCCCCGATAATCTGCAATTGCACGAGCCTTAGAGCCTGAATACCCCCACGAATTCGAATGCTGATTATTGACGTAGTTACTACTCGAAGAAGACGTGCTATCCGACTCGTTACGCGACGTGGTGTCGCCTGACGTACTAGCGTCGCTGATGCTCGTAGCATAGTCCCCATCGCCCGCAAGGCGCGTCTGAGGCGTGTCCGAGCCTACGGTGCGCCCCTTAGACTTGTTGGTGCCACTACCGCTGCCAGTCTGGTGGTTGATCCCTGAGTTCTGGGACTTGCCGTCCTGGCTGGTCTCGCTGTAATGGCGATTGCCTTCAAGCGGGTCCGTGTTTTGCAGTTCAGCAAGATACATTCGATTATACCGAGGCATAATCAATTCCATCTTAAGGCTTAGCCGCCAAACGAATATGTCGATTGTCTCGTGAGCAATCTCTTGAAGCCAATACGTCTTCTTAATTCGATCATTCAGAGTCTTTCGATACGATTCATCGAAAATCGGATAGTCATCAAGCCCAATATGGTCATTGGTTAACTTAACTACATCACGAAGCATTATCGTTGTTACTGACATCGTCACCCCCATAGGTTGTCAAATTGGAATTAGCAAGATAGTCATTAAGGTTCGGCGCCGCATTATCGTCTACAGCCCAATAGCATGATACGTTAAGCCCAAACTTATCATTAATTTGCTCGCACGCTAACTCACGCGGCTTCATAAATGACTCACGAGACGCAAGCACCTGCCCCGAATTAGCAGCCGCTTCCTCAACCACCATGCGCTCACGCTTTTCAGAATTCACATTCATAATTCCAAGCATCGTAAGTGCCTCACCCC